GAACTGTCGTAGTAGTCGGGTTGGTGACAGGGACAGTCGTTTCGGGGACAGTAGAAGTAGTAGTCGTCGTTGTCGTTGATGTCGTGGATGTGGTTATAGATGCCCATAACGACAGGTTACTGATTGTGAGATGACCTGGCGCACAGCAGGTGTCAGTCGAATACTGTCGGAACGTGAACACATCACCCTCATTTACGGGTACAGACTTGGTTCCTGTCGCATTGTTCTGTTGTGTAAGCAAGGTGTATACGCCGTTGATGCCGTACTGCGGCGGGTCATACACCCAACCATCAGTCGTCTGATATGCCCACTCAAAATCTATTGTGTCTACATCGGCGGGGATTGTGGTCTCAATCTTCACCCAATGAGCAGCACCAGAACACCCACCTTGGTCGGGGCCATGCAAGATAATCGTGTTGTCAATGACTTCGATTGAACCTGATGTTGGGCAGGATTGGCTGTATGTCCATTCACCGAGCGTGTCGGCTTTGGCGGGTTTGGCAAATAGTGCGAACAGTATCGCGGGGATAATTATTAGCCAGCGTGAACGCACATCAGGCTTCAGGCGACCATTCGGTAGCCGTGTTACCTTCAGCAACCCACGCAAGATATTTCTGATAATCGGTATTAGCAGGGTCTGAAGGTATCCACAATGCAGGTGTATCGGCATCCATCAACAAAACCATTGGTTCATTGTTTGTAATAAATAATTTATACATCATAATTCGCAACTCGCAACCCAACCACATGAGTACCCTACGCTTCCAACACCAGCAGTCACACCACAAGCAGCGTTATCTTGACCCGACCCACCAACCGTTGCTGAATACACCACGCCGTTTATGGCTCGTCTAACTCTTGATGTTGAAGGATTTGTGAGAGGTGAATAAAGAGCAATTGACGGTTTAGTCCTTTTGCGAGTTTTCCAAGTTATGGTAAATCCAAGTTCACTATCAGAACTAAAAAAATTACCAGCATCAAAAACTGATACAGAACTTTGGTCAGTTACAGGAAATATGCCACCCTCAAAAAAGTAACTAGTTTCATAATAACGCTGACACTTTTCAAGTGTGTCGCTGATTTGCTCAAACTCAAATGGTGTAGCAACAGCACCAGCCTCCAACTGCACACCAGTTATCTGCCAATAGTTGCTTGTTGCAGCAGCAAGATTGGTTTGACCAACAGCAGCGTTAGCGGCTGTATATGAAGCCCAAGTTGTAGCAAGTGTTCCGCTCGTAAAGTTTGAGCCTGCACCAAGCCAAAATGAAAGATATAAACTTCTGGCGTTATCGTTATTAAAAGCACCAGTTGTGTCGGCAGGGAAAGTTATCGTTTTCTTTTCCCATGTCGCTGAAGCAGAAACCGAATATGACGCAGCAACATGACGGGTGTTATCCTCATCAAAAAGCCACACAATATATGTTCCCGTCACATTGGATTTAACCCAAAACGAAACACTAAATTGTTTTGCAGATGAAGTTCCTTTAAGAAATTGTTGAACATTCTGACCTTCAAACATTTGGTCAATTCTTAAACCGTCTGCAGCAGCAGGTGAAGCATCAGCAGTAGTGCAAAGCATCTTTAGTGAGTTGCGAAAACCTGAACCAGTTGGTGCATCTGCTTCTACAGATTGTGTCCATGTACCTAAAGTTGTGTTAGTGGTAGCGAATCTGTCAGCCGTGTAATAGGCAGAAGCAGTAATGCTTGCTGTTGATGTTCCTCGTTGTGCAACCTGCATAGCACCATTGATAATCACATTACGGTTTGACAAAGCCTGCTCACCAATATCTGAACCCAGCAAGTTCACCCAAGATGAGCCGTTATACAACCACAAAGTGTTTGTGTCGGTTGTGTATGCGAACATTCCTTCAGCCAATGTTGGTTCACCTGCACCACCGAAGGCTGCATCACGAGCAGTTGTGGATGCGAACTTCATTATCGCCTGATCCATCAGATAGGTATTGACCTGATCTGCAGTGAGAACACTGCCACTGGTAAAGAGTTTTGCGCCTGCGCCTGCCATAATGCCTCCTAGTGTAACACTCAGGTCAGAGCGTTAGTTGAATCCATGACCCCATACAGGCTGTCATCCAAAATAAAAGCGTACACCAAATCCGCTACCGCTAAACCATATTCCACCGTATGCGAACTAGGCGAAATCACATGGCGAATATTCTCAATACTGTAATCCTTAGTCACGGTTGCTGGTGTTCCTGTTGGGTAGGTGCGTGTGATACGAACCACATCAGCAATATCAACAGCCGTCAAAGTACCTTGATTCGCAGAACTTAACGGATTGTAAATCGTTTGGATACGGTCAAACCTGTATTCAGGCTCTTTGTATTTGTCCAAAAGATCGGCTGCCAAAACTAATGCTGCAGCATCATCAACCAACAGCAACCCTGAAAGGCTAAGTGTAGAAATCCCGTATTCGGTTTGTGATGCAACATCATTAGCGATCTGATCTGTACCGCCCTCAACCTGACACACCACCTTGTTGTACAGGAACTCTTGACCATACATAACCGACAGGCTGGTGTAAGGAATATTTGTTCCAGCGTCAGAAAAGTATGCGCTAGGTGCAGTGAACGAGGCTGCAATACGGTCAGTGAAAGTTAGATCACCATCTGCAGCGACAAAGAAATATCCCTGCTCACTGGTAGCGACCTGTTGCAGATAGGTCAGAACATTACTGTTCGCTGCAATATCAAATGTCGCACCGCCACCCAATGTTGCTGCGCCAGCATCAATGTCACGGGTCGCAGGATAGTTCACTTCAGGCAAATCAAGAATCGCAGAAACCCGTGTGCCAGACAACTCCTGTGTAGGCGTAATAGTGTTCTCTGTGAAAGTGTTTGCCAACAGCACGAAGTCATCTGCAGCCGTGATCGTCACATAACTATTCTCGCTAGTCGCATTAGGATTGTTGGGCTCATAGGAAACATCAATGTCTGTAATGCGGCCTGTAAACAGTTGAACACCGTCAGAAAATATTGTTACCTTTCGGCGTGGTGTCACACCTGACTTGCCTGTTGAAACATCCCAATATGGTGAACTCTCATTGATTGGGTCAAACCTTCGATCACGATTCAACAAACGCACACTGCAAGTGCCAGCGTTAAAGTTTTGCAACTGATCGGAACGACCTCTGCTAATGCTTATCTCTTGACAGAACTGTGAAACATCATCACCAACTAATGTGCCGCCGAAAATGTCCTCATCTAAAACACCATCCTCCGCAGAGTCCAAAGTGAAAATATTGACAGGAAATCCCAATTCCATAAGAACGGTAATTTCCTCACCCCACGCCATAGGTGTCATGTCATGCAACCTTTAGTGGTAGCGCACCATTCCTGCGCTGATATCGAGTAAGCACATCAACGATTTCGTCACCAAGTTTTGCAGGGTCAGTTCCCATTCCGGCATTGATAGTTACATTCACAGTCATACCTGAATCAAGACGATCAAGAGGAATCACCGCTTCTGGTCCAGCCTCACCGATAAGCGCACGGGTTGGTCCAGTAACAATTCCACCCGTTGCAAACGGCGTGAATCCACTAGGAAAAATATTTGAGAAATCAATAGCATCAAGATTTGCTTGAACTTGTGCCTCGGTTAAACCGAAAGCGTTAGTGCCACCTTGATTTGTATAACTAAATAAATCATCGACAATTCCTCCACTAACGCCACCAGAAATAGGTTTATTCACTAACGCTTCAGCCGCAGCCGCAGCCGCAGGCTTTACACCTTTTCGGGCTTCTTGTGCTTTTTCCTCTGCTTCACGCAGACGATCAACTGCTTCAGTTTGGCGTTCAATCGCTTCCGTTACCGCATCAGTCGCATCAAGTTGTGTTTTCTTAGCATCGTTAAGTTTGTCTAAGGCTTCTGTGTATGCGTCACTGCCTTCCTTCGCACCATTTACAGCCTCATCTAACAATGTCTCTGCTTCAGCAAGCGCATCTGTTGCCTCAACCTGTGCCTGTGTTGCATCCTTGACGGCCAACTTCGCTTCAGCCAAATTGATTTCTGCTTCACGAATCGCCTGAGCAGATGATTCAGGGTCTTTTCGAATATCCGACAAATCTTGTTCAGCCTCACCAACAGCAAATACTGCTCCCTCAACACCATAACTAGCACGCTCAACAGCACGCTGCGCTTTCTCTAGAGCAACCTGACGATCTTTAGCCTGCTTGCTGTCCATACCATAACCAGCAACAACCTGATTGAAATATGCCTGCGCATCAGTAAGTTTTAATGTTGCATCAGCAAGACTGGTGCGAGACTTCAACAAAGACTTATCTGCGTCACGAGCGGACTTCTGAGCCGAACTCATACCCTTTAGAGCGTCAATATATTTTTCTAGTTTTTCTTTTGCGCTTTCTGTCGCTTTACCTGCACCACCTGTAGCACTAGCAAAACCGCCAAGCGTGTCTTTTCCTTTAAGCAACTCTAAACGCAGAGCAGATGCTCCAGTTTCTTGATCTCTAAAAAACTTTCTATTTGTGTCATATGTCTTGAGTTGTTTTTTAGTCAAACCCTCAAATGCGGCATTAACTCTATTGATGCCACCTGCTGCCGCATCAGCGCCTTCCTCAGTTTTTTTGAATCCTGTAAAGAGTTTTCCTAACCAACCAAACGCATCCGCTATTGCATCACGCACAGACTTAAACTTGATGATGATAATTGCGATCACAGCAATCAATGCGACAATTCCCGCAATCACTAGACCAATAGGGTTAGCAAGCATTGCGGCGTTTAGCGCCCAGACTCCAACAGTTGTTCCTAAGAATCCTGCTTTGGCTAAAGCGTTCAGAACATTCATAACAGCAATAGTGGCGTTATATGCAATCACCGCAGTACGCAAAGTAACAAATATGCCAACTAACACCAGCATCGTATTTCCAAATGCGCTCATACCACCAATCGCATTAACTATCTGACCACCTAAATATCTGAACGCCGCACCAAGCCCTTCCTCCCCAAGAATGTCTGCGAACTCTTGGAACACCGGAATTACCCTGTCATTCAAGAACGACATTAACGCCGAGAAAATAGGAATCAGCGCAGTACCAATTTTGCTTTTAATGTCCTCGACTTGTGCGCCAAACGACTTCATCTTGAAAGCAACACCATCGCTAGTTCTCGCAACATCTCCCTGTTGGATTGAGGTTTGTTCAAGAATCAGTGCGTATGCGGCCTGAGTTTTAATAGCCTGCGGCAAAGTTCCTTTAGTGGTAGAGATAAGCCCCATCTCAAGCGCTTTGTTCTTTAGTGCCGCCTCATTA